CATCAGTATGGGCAGTAATAAAAGTTGTATCATATGGCATCTTTAGGCAGGAATCGAAAAACAGGGAAAACGGCCTCTGAACATTGCGAATACCATCGCCTTTAATCGAGAATCCCTGCCGGATAATGAGCAGGCTGTCAAATTGCATATCAAAATCTATAGGCTCTGCTTCCCTACGGCTTCTGACAGTGCTGTCAGCATAAATTTTATATGATTTAAGCACCCTGCACTTTGAGTCAGCCTGCATATTAAAAGGAACAGCTTCTCCAGGTCTTGTAAAAGTTATTGAGCTGCCAGCATAAATATCATAAGCTGCTGTCAGCTTCCTGCAGGAGTCAGCCATAAGCACAGCATTTTCAACATTTGCCAGCAGCACATCTCCATTAATAGCAAAATCCTTAATTACTGCATTTCTTGTATCGCAGCTAAGGGAAAACACAGGACTTTCCTCGGTTACGCTTACAAAGACACGAGGACTTCCAATAACTGTTTTGCTTTTATTTACTGTGGCAAATAGTTTAGGAGATTTTACAAGGGATTTAACAGGAGTAACTGATGCAAAGGCTGCGGGCTGATTCAGACTTGAACTGTTTTTTCCTGCCGTTATACAAAGAACAGGATTCTTTAATTCTGCCATACAAACCATCCTTTATTCTGCCGATGTAACAACTATATTTTCAAGAGCAGCCACTCTGTCAAAGCAGGCCCCTGCATTATGGCTGTTGCCCGATGGGAGCTGAACTTTTTTTGATTTCTGGCCCATTGATATATTGACGGACGGTACATTATCTGAGCCAAGAGCATTCTCCCAGACCATACCAGCAGCCGTGATAGTATAGCCATCAATCTTAGTTCTGGCCGGCTTTAGCACAATTTTCTTGCCTATATCCTCTGTGCTGTATCCATCCTGGGCCTCATTCCACTCACAGCTTTCAACCGAAGTTTCCACTTCCATAATTGTTTCGTTGATAGACAGTTCCCCATCAGTTACAATCATATTTTTCAGCTTGTAATAACTGGAATTCAAATAAAATCTGAAATCTTTTGCCATTGCACCTGTTTTTACATAGTCTGTATATTCGCCTATCTTATTTCCATCAACATATACGGTAATGCATCCCGCCACAGTATCCACATCCAGGAACACATGATACCAAATGCCTCGACTCACTTTAAAGCTGGTTGTTAGTACATTTTTATTCGCCAGTCTTATTTCCATATAATTACTGTTATTTACATATAAAAATACATCGTCAACGGCTTTATCTCTCACTGACTTAAAATAAAATCCAGCCGTGTACTCATTCATATAGCTTGCTGTAATCATCATATCAAAAGACATCTTCATATGATTGCCTGTATCCTCGTCCAATACAACAATGCCCCAGCCATCTGCAGCAAGGCATCCATCCTTAATGCCTGAGTATTTCACATTGCCAATGCTGGTAAACCACGGATAGTATGGATTTATGTACTTCATTACACATCCTCCTCAATGGTTCCCTCAATATGAATGGAAACTGTTTTATCCGTATGAGGTGCTTCTGTCGAATCCGCTGCAATTTTCAGCCAGAAGCAATAGTTTTTACTGTTTATTACATCCTCTATTTCCAGAGAATTTTTCCACTCTACCTCATTTAGTACTGTTTCCTCTGTGAAATCATTATCCATGGCAACCTGCCACCTTCCTATGCTGCCGCCACTGTCTTGATACTCCGTCCCATCCCAGAAAGCAAAGGAAACTCTGGTTTTACCGCTTGTCTTATATCCTTCAGCACACCTGAGAGCTACCTTTACTGCCTTTACCTCATTTTCTGTGGCATTCAGGACCACAGAAACAGGCGATGTCTGGGACATATCCTCAGACACCGCCGTTCCATCAGTCCCACCCTTAGTGGGATTGTTCATATATAAAGAAATGTATTCACTCATTTAAATCCTCCATAATTCCAGCTCGCAGTTAATATAATTCTCGAAACGTTCCTCATAGCCATAGGAAATCACCCTGACTCTCATGCCCTGCCATGTAATTCCGTTATGGTCTATCATATCAACAATGGTTCTGGCATGAAAATACTGCCAGAGCTCTTGGAATTCTTCTTTATAGAATGTGGCTGACAAGCTGATTTTATCCCCGCTGGCAATATGGCCATAGTCCTGTACCACATTGCCACCATCAGTTTCTATAATGGACTGCCTATCGTCTGGGGATATTTTCCAACTATCCGGTCTTGAAAGAGAAACTGCCTCTCCTATTTTTATACGCATTTATATCAGCTCCCATATGAAACCTTGTAATTATTATTCCCCGGCAGCCTTTCAATTATTTTCTTTGCTGCAGTCTGTGCTACCTGATTGCCTACATCCTCCAGACCGCTGATATTCACATTCAGATTATAATTGATATTCTGAAAACCACCCGGTGTGTCGCTGGCACCACTTACTGCCTGACTCATATTTGCCATGGAATCTTCATATCCTGGCTCAAACATCGGAACAGCATCTGTCCCCTTCCAGACAAAGTGCTCTGGCATCTTATCATAAATAGGTACAATGTTCTGCTGCGCTTTTTTATAGATATCGCTGAATCCCAGCATCTCTCCGGGAGTAGTCCAGGCATCCTCTGGAAGATCAGCATCCTTACGAAGCTGCGTGAGCATATTGCTCATGGCCGTCTGCCGCTTTTCTTCCTCTGTGCCATAACCTGCCATTGCTGTTCTGTAGATTTTAAGGTATTTATACTGCTCCTTAAACATATGAAGGGCTGTTTCCTGCTGGAGCTGTCTTTTCTTTTCCTCGGCCCACTCCGTGGCCTTTACCTCATCAAGCCCCTTCTGCTTCCATGCTTCCTTTTCACGGTCAATGGAATCAAGCCGGTTCTGAAGCTCTGATTTCCAGATGGAATCAATGGACTGCGCTACATCTTCATTAAACTGCTTTAGAATTTTAGCCTTTTTGGCTTCAGTCACTCTGGCAATTTCAATTTCTGATGCCCCACGCTCCTTGTACTTTTTCATTTCCACATCAACGGCATGAAGGGAATTATCCAAATCGCTGTGGGTAAGGCTGTAAAGACTTTCCTCTAACTCCTTATTTGCCTTGGCCGCTTCCTCTGCAGCCTTTTTCTGTTCTGCCAGAATTGCTGCTGTGTTATCAGTAACTTTCCCATTCCCCTTATTTTTCTTTGGTTTCTTTTTCTTTTGCTCTTCATCAAGAATCAGCTGTTTCTGCTTTTTGGCAGCATTGGAAGATGACAGGATTTCATAACTTCCATAAAGGCCAAGGCCGGCTCCTGCAAGTGCACCTACCACTGTGCCGGGGCCTTGCAGAAATGAGCCGGCTGCAGCACCTACTCCTGCACCAACCAAAGCACTGGAAAATAATGTTCTTCCCTGACCTGCCTTGTTTATTGCCTTAATGTCCGTCATGACATCCCTGAAATTTTTTGCATTTATTCCTGCACTGTCCAGCATATCCGCCACATCTGCTATCATATCCTTGGCTACTCCCATGGCAGACACAATGGCCTGTCCCAAATCCACAATAGCTTCCTTGTTATCCTTGATAAACTGAACCATGCCTTGAAACATTTTCACCACATCCGGCATCAAATCCCTTGTTATAGGCAATAGTGCTGCACCCATGGCCATCTTAAGCTGTCCCATTTCCATGGTCATTTTCTGCCATTCAAGCCATGTTTCATGTGCTTCCTGGGGATTCAAAAGGCCTGTGGTCTTTATGCTTTTGGAAATTTCCAGAAGGTCGTTATAGTCCTGCAGCACAGGAATAAGGGCAGCCCCCTTGGCCCCCAGGACCTCTGCTGTAAAGGCTTTCTCCTCGCCTGCTGCTACTGCATTTTCATAGCCCTTGGCAAGTCTGGCTAACTGTTCATTAATGGCTAATAAATGACCATTATCTTCAACCAGGGAAATACCAAATTTCTCCAGTGCCTTAGTGGTATTATTACCATTTTCCCCAGCAGTCATGAGCTGTTTATCCAGCCTTGCTATAAATGGTGTTATGCTGTTAAGGTCAGCTCCGGCAAGGCTGAATACTCTTTTAAGCTCTCCTGCTTCCGCAGCACTCATATGAAGTCTCTGAGTGAGGCGGTATGTGGCCTGACCTGCGTTCATAGCAGCAGTGGTCATACTGAAAAGCCCGGCACATGTTGAAGCCACAGCCATAAAGGCAGCCATTTTGGCAGAAAGAATGGTATAGGAACCTGTCAATTCCCCAATACCTGCCTTTGCTTTTCCAGCCCCTGTTACAAGGGAGGAAAAGAATCCCTTTGATTTCGGTGTAGTCTGGTTGAAGGCTGTACCAAGGGAACGGAGCTGGGCTTCAAGATTTGCTACAGTTTTCTGCTGATAAAGGAGATTCATCTGTGCCCGCTGGGTAAGACCATGATCCAAACCATGGTCATTTATGGACCTTTGCAGCTGTGCCTGAAGGATTGCTTCTTTCTGCCTTTGAATCTCCAACTGCCTATTGATGGCCTCATGCTTTAGGCGAATCTTATCAAGCTCGTTGCCGACTCCCTCCAGCTTCGACAAGTCAACATCTGTCTTTAGCTGAATCTTCTTGTTTTCACTATTCAGCCTGGTGATAGCCTGGCTAACGGTCTTACCGGCGGTATCGAAGCCAAGTTTCAGGTCATCAATATTAAGCCCTAGGCTGATATAAAGTTCTTCAATTTCCTGACCTTTAGCCATTTTTTCACATCCTTAAAAGTTATTGTGTTTAAACATAAGTAGTTCTTATATCCGTATTTTTTTGGGTAATTATTATCCTAAGTAAAATAAAGGTTGCTTATATGAGTTATATCTCATATAATATTGTTGAGATGATTTAAAGAGAGGGGAATTAAATGAAAACTCTTAGCCAATATAAAAATGAACAAATGAAGAATCCTGATTTTGCTGCTGCATATAATGAATTACAACCAGAAATAGAGATTATTCGTGCCATAGTTGATGCCAGAACCAATGCAAATATCAGTCAGAAAGAACTTTCTGAACGCACCGGTATAGCACAAGCAGAAATCAGCCGCATTGAAAATGGCAGCCGAAATCCCTCTATTAAGCTCCTACAACGATTAGCGGCAGGCATGAATATGGATTTGAGGATTGCTTTTGTTCCACGTGTCTAGCAATCCTATCCCATAACATCTTCAATAAAAGCTGGCTTTAGATGCTTCTTTGCCAGAACCACCATCTGCCCTAAGAGCACATCAAGCTCCGATTCATCAATCTCAGCCACAGTCCACCCATAGGCAGACTGCAGCCGTTCATAATAATTCAATATGTGTTCATACGGGGAAAGCGCTAAGCCTTCCCCGTTTCTACATTTGGGGCCTGTGCCAGCTTCTGAAATGTCATGGTCTGAATCCACTTGAACAGTTTTCTGACAAGAGGTACAACTTCGCTTATTTCCAGATTCTCATCGATACTGTCCTCTGTAATCTCCGGCCTGCCAAATGCCAGAATGATTAACTGAATCTGGTCATTTAGAAATTCTTCAAGCTGCTCAGAACCTCTATCCTTATCTGCCTCTTTTAAAAAAGCCCGCCACACCTTCATTTTAGGCGGAGCAGGCTCTATTTTTTTGCCATCAATTACAATATATGGTACTTTCATTTGTTACACCTCCGTATACCAGGCTGCTGCCATTTCACTCGTAAAGCCTGTGGTTTCCTCATCTGCCTGCTTATATGCCACACCGTCAGATGTGCGGTATATTGCCTTGGCTGTCAAAGAAGGAGTATTGTACTGCAGGCTGTCTGCCTTGGTCTGAGGGGATTCATCCGGCTCAGAGAACTGCACCTTTAGGAATTTGCAGTAACGCTTTTTGCCATTTTTCTTGGTGCTCTCAAACATCACAGCAAAATAAGGGGAAACATCCTCTTTGCTGGCGGTCATTACTCCATCCTTCAGCTCATGACCAAGAAGATATGCCTTATATAAGTGGTACTATAAAGGCTGAAAAAACTAAGGTGGTAACATTAATAAGCAGTAATCAAGATA